TAAGAGACAGGTCTCGTCTCGCTGGGGGCGCGGCGGGCGCGACAGCGGCCGCGTCATCGACCTGGGCTGGTACCAGCGGATGCTCGCTGTCAGCACCTCCCCCCGGACCCCCTACCGACGAACGAAGTGAGGAGGTAGGTTCCTTTTCCTTTTCCCTTTCCCTTTCCAACGCCCGAAAACTGGCGGAGCCCGCCGAATATTGGGCGGGATCGGAGTCGAGGGGGCAACCCCAAGCATCGAGAAGAACGACATCGTCCCTAGTCGGAGAGGGAATGCGCTCCTTTGAGCGCTTGTCGATCTTCTGGTACTCGACGAAGTTGACGACTTGGCAGTAGCGACGAGAGTTGCCTACCCGGTAGATGGTGATCTGGCCTCCCCGCCGGAGTCGTTCCAGACCGTCAGAAATACTGGCGGAGCCCGCCGAATATTGGGCGGAGCCCGCCGGAAGTTTGGCGGGATCGGGGTTTGGTTCCTGAACACCATCCCTGCCGACCGGCGTATCGAGGGAGAACAACTCCCCTCGGATGTAACGAGGGTCAGCCTGTAGACGCCCCCAATCATCAGCGATGCTCCACAGCCCGATGAACAGCAGACGATCGAAGAACGGCAGGTCTGCCATGTCAGGGGAACTCCAGAACTCAGGTTTGATCGTCCGAATCCTCATCTCGTCTCCTTTCTGGTGATGCGTTCGATCTCGAATCGGACACATTGGGCGGCCTTCTCCAAGTCCTGCGTCTCTGGTGCCCCTTCTTTTCGGCCGGCCCTCAGCAGGTATTTGATGGCGTTGCCTCGAAAGAATGGCAGATTCTCAACCACATATCGGGTTTCCATTGGTGTTCCGCAGTGGGGGCAGGGTGGCCCGTCATAGTGCGACGGGTGGTGCACGGAGTCATGCATGGTCGAGTTCCTCGATGGTGAAGGTGATGTGGTGGTGATGTTTCGGGGCACGGTGTGGTGCGCGGCGCATGTCGGGGCCGATGAGGCAGTGAGAGTTGTCGTCGGGCAGCATTCCGGCGTCGACCATGCCGTCGACAAGCGGCTTGATGGTGGGCCAGGCGTTGGCCGGGTCTGCCCTGCCGCCGCCGGGGTAGGCGATGGTGCACACAATGTGGGCGCGGGCCATGGCGGGCACATGGCGCACGGCACACAGGCCCAGATAGCGCAGCCCTCTCGACCGTTCTGCTTTTCTGGCCCAGTGCAGCCTCATGTTTGAGGTCATCCACAGCCCGTCGGGCACATCCACCGTGACTTCATGGACGCTCATCGGAGGATCCCTGCCGCGTCGGTATCGAGTTTCATAGTGTCTCCTTGCAGCTGGGGCGGCCCTTGGTGTAGAGCCGCCCCAGAATGGGTGATGGTCAGAACGGTGCCTGGTCGGTGGAGGGCTGCTGCCAGCCTGTCTGGGGCTGTGTCCACATGCCGGCGCCGCCGGCTGCTGGATGGTCGCCCTGGGGCTGCCCAAAGTTGCTGCCGCGGGTGGCCTTGGACACCTGGGCAGTGGCATAGCGCAGCGACGGCCCAATCTCAGCCACGTCGATTTGGTATGTGGTGCGCCTGTTGCCCTGCTTGTCGGTCCACTGGTTGGCGCGCAGGTTGCCTTGCACGATCACCCGCATTCCCTTGGACAGTGATTCGGCGACATGCTCGGCGTAGTCGCGCCACACGGTGCAGCGCAGGAACAGGGGATCCCCGTCAACCCACTGGTTCGACTGCTTGTCGAAGGTGCGCGGTGTGGAGGCGACCGTGAAATTCGCTGCCGGAATCCCAGACTGGGTGAACTTCAAATCCGGGTCAGCGGTCAGGTTGCCCACGATAGTGATGGATGTTTCACCGCTCATTTCTGCTCCTCGATGTTTTCGGCGGCTTCTCCGGTTTCCGGGTCGATGCCGGTTCCGGCGGGATGGTTTTCCTTGGCTCGGCGCAGATCTGCCTCCAACGATTCGGCCACCGCGTCGGCGTCGGCCTGTGACAGTTCCGCGCCGCTGTCGATGTGGCGTCCCAGCACGTCGGAGGCGATCGCCGCCATGGTGGAGGCGTCCACGTTCGCGGCTGTCATGGCGTCACGCAGGCGGCTGAAGTCCACCTGCTGCACCGTCACCCTGGGGGTGGCAGGCTCCGGCTTGAAGTCTTGGATCTCGTCTGGGGTGTAGCCGATTCCGGCCATCGCCTCGAAGCAGGCCTCGCGGGCGCACTCGGTCAGGGCACGGTTCTTCAACATCAGCTCGGGGTTCTTGCGCCAATGCCCCTTGCCCCACAGGTCGTGCTGCTTGGCCTTCTTCTCATCCCAGGTGGCGACATGCTCAAACTCGGGGTAGTCGGCGCGCACGATCACACATGTGGCGACACCGTCCCGGTAGGTTTCACGCAGACGATGCCCGGCACGCCGGACAAGGGAGCGAATGTATTTGGCGGACAGGGATGGTTTGCCGGAGATGATCGCCATCTCCTGCATCACGGTGAACGGGGCGTCACCCAGCTGCCCGGCGGTCTCGATCGCAATCATCACGTTGGCCGGGCGGCCGCGGAATGCGGGCGGCACAATGTCTGATTCGGCAATCAGCTGGCAGTACTGCATTTTGCCGTCCAGATTGTCGAGGTAGCCGGACGGGTTGGGCTGGTGAAGATCAAGTTCAGTGGACATTTGTCAATACTCCTTTTTTGAGGCAGTCGGGGCAAACCATGAATCGTGGTTTTTGGGGGATGATCCGCCACAGCCCGCAGTGCATATCGAGCACATGGTCGCGGCGAATGTAATAGTGGACGGTTTCAGGGGGAACCTTTGTCAGGTGGTCTTGTCGGCAAAACTGGCACTGGTAGACAATGCGGTTCGTGTAGTCGTCGCGGTAGTCGTTCATTGCTTGCCTTTCGCGAGTGCAACATAGGGTGTTCCTTGGCCTCGGGCGCGGCGGGTGGCCAGGGTTTCCCCGGACGGGTCGACGGCGGTTTTCGCATCACCCATGAGGTGGGCCAGCACCTGTTTGGCCTGCTCAATGTCGGGCTTGTGGCCGGCCGTGTATTCCTTGACTGCTTGGTCTGCGTCGATTCCTGCGGTGATGGCGTCGAGCATCGACGTGTCGGCGACGGTGACCGTCTTGTCTGGGTCGATGCCGGGATGCCTGCGCCGATCGGCCTCATAGGACCACGTGTTGGGTTCCCAATTCGGCGGGAATCCGAGCTGCACACAGTCCCAGAAGCGTTTCGCCTCGGCCACCGCATACTCCTGCCACTGGTGGTCGGCCTGAATCCGGTAGCAGCGGAATCCCCACGTCGACAGCGCCACCACATCACACCAGTCGACGCCAAATGTCGCCATGTACCACTGCACTTGGCACCAATAGTGTTTCGGGATGTCGGTGGAGCCGTCCGGCCCCCAGTCGCCGGGGCGGCCCGGGGAATACTTGAACTCCACGATTCCCGTGATGGAGGCATCCGAGTTTCTGGTGCAGACGATGCGGTCTGGGTTGGCCAGCTGCCAGCGGCGATCCTTGTGGGCCCATGTCCGGGCGTCACGCAGAAACCGGCCCTCGGGAAGCTTCTTGTCCCGATACCATCGGTCGGCCGCCAGCTCCGTGTAGTGGCCTGCCTCCATCAGCGGGCTTGTCTGCTCGGCGGCTACGGAGTCGCCGGTCTTCTCGCACCACAGGGAGTAGGAGTCGCCCCACGGTGACAGGCCCAGCACCTTGGCAATGTCCGAGCCGCCCACACCGGAGCGGCGCAGGTCATGCCACGCCTGGGTGCCGTCGATCTCACACCCGATGAGGACAGCGTCTTTCGCATGTCTGGTCATGCCGCGCACCCCTCATCCGACTCGTCCGGGTCGTCGGGATCCGGCAGGTAGTGGGCAAGCTGGTTCAGCATGTCTGCTGCGCAGGTCGCCATGCGCCACATCTGCGGGGTGTCATCCAGCGACAGGAGGTTGCGTGCATTGTCTGCGCGCTTCTCGGCTTGACGGACGGCCTCGTGGAGCGTGGCGAGCTCCATCGGCCCCATGTTGTCTGCGAGGGTTTTTGTCTCGGCATCAATGCGATGGTTGATGGTCATTTCCTGTCCTTTCTCGATAGGCCTATGCGGTAGCGTTGCTGTGGTGTGGTTCCGCCGAAGATGCCGGAGCGCATTTTGTATCCGGGCGGCTCCAAAGCCATGGCCATTTCGAGGCAGTGGATGGCCAGTGGGCATTGGTGGCACAGCCGGATCGCCCTGTTCTGGGTGTCCACGTCGGCGTCGTCGGGAAACCACATTTCCGGGTCCATTCCGGGTTTGCGGCACATCGCCTGTGCCCACAGGTCGTCGTGGCGATGGTCGGTGCGTGCCCAGCGGGAGCCGATGTAGGCGGCCACCTCGGATGACTCCACCAGAGGTTCCCCGTCCTTGGTGGTGCCGTGCTGTGTGAGACGGCCACGGCGGATACCGGCCCGCAGCTTCTCCCGAGGCACACCGTGAATTCGGGCGGACTGGGCAACCGTGTGCAGTACTTCCGTCATGGCAGCCTCGCAGGGTCCAGCAGATGGCTGCAGGCGGCCGCCAGGGTGCAGAACAAGGCGGTGGCCAGCGCATGGGGCAGGTCGTCGAACCAGCCGGCCAAACCGACGACACACTCACCCAAACCACACACGGCAAACACAACCGTCAGCAGTCGGCAGGGGTTGAGTCTCATCACGCCTCCCCAGAGATGGCGTCGATGACCCTGCGCACATGCCGGTCGACCCGGTACAGCTCCTCCAAGGCAACCCCGAGCAGCAGGCAGGACTCCTCCAGATGCTTCGATGCGCCGCCGGGATTGTCATAGTCCAGGTCGGACTGCAGCTTCTCTATGGACACCTGAATATCGCCAAGCTGATTGCAGATGTGTCGTATCTGGTACATGTATTCGGCGGTCCAATGATCTTTGTATTCGTGCATTGTTTCTCCGTTTTTGGGTGCACTACAGGCACCCCTGTAGGGGTATGAACAGTTTTGATTTCAGGTCAGTCGGTGTGCTTCAATGCGATAGCCAAAGCAACAAGGCACACGACGGCGAACACGATGTCGGATGCGTATCCGTGGGGCATGATTAGGCGACCCTCCTCATCAGGGCGGCCACATCTGCGGTCTTCAGCCTCAACGCCTGCGTGTCACCGATCGTCCAGCAGGCCAGCTGTCCACGCTCCGTCAAATGCCGCAGATGGCGTGCGGAACAGTTGAGTTCTTTCGCCGCCTGGGCGTAGGTCATCCACCGGCCATACTCGTCGGCCAGCTCCTCGGCGAAGGTTGGTGTTCTGGTTTTCATGGCGTCTCCTGCCACGTTTCATCGGAGACGCGCTTGATGATTACCATTGCCGTTTCGATAAGACAGCAAATGTCCCCCAGCAGATTGACGGCATCCATTGCAGCTGGGTCCCGGAAGCGGTTCTCTGAATCGAGAATGCTGGCCTCAATGCCGTCGATGTCGCATTTTGCCTCGTCAAGGTAGCAGTCGGCTTCCAGCCAATCCATTACGCCACCTCCTCACTGATCTGCTTGTCGATTTCCGCCAGCCGGGCGGCCACCTCTGCACGCTTCCTGTCAAGGGCAGCAAGGCGGCGACGCCTTCTCGCCTCATCCGATGGAACCCACTCGACATCAGCCTCGACCAAGGTGGCGTTCCCACCCCACCGGTTCACCAGATCGACACGATCCTGGGCAGACGACCGAGATCGGTAGACGCGGGATGTGGACGGCATGAAGAACTCGCGCGGCTCACCCCACTTCTCAAGGCAGTACTCGTCCCAGCCCTCCGGTGTGTCACGAATCTGGGGCATAGGGTCGCCATACTCGTCGTAGTCGTCGTTGTCGTTGGTCTGAACCATGTAGAGCTTCATGCTGTGATCTCCTTACGGGCATCTGATGTGGGGTTGATGGGGAGTCCTTTGGTGGCCAAGAGCCGTGCCAAGTCGTGTTCTGGGCGTCCGGGGCGAACCCTGGGGGATTCACGGCGCACACCATCACTGTCGAGGGAACCGTGCAGATAGATGTACGGCTTTCCCCTCCACGATGGGTGGCGATGCTCGGGGCCGCTGCGCCATTCGCCACGGTCGTTTCGGTGATGGCGGCGCTGATCGATGAGCAGCCCGAGGCTGTAGAGCTTCTCGAAGAACATGCGCTCGGGCACGTCGGAGAAGTAGTGCTTGTGGAATTGACGGAGGGTGATTCCGTTGCTGGCCTCGATGGCGTGGACGGTGGTCTCGGCCTGGCTGGCCCGCTGCTCGGCACGGTGCAGGGTCGCCTGGGCTTCAACGAGCGCTTTGGCCATCAACTCCGGGCCGGTCAACTCTTTGGCGGGCGTGGTTTCGGCTTCACGGGTGCGTACCGCGAAGTAGGCCTGTGCCGCGGCAACCTCGGGCTTACGAGGATCACCGTTCATGGCAACGAGATAGGCTGCCATGCGGGACAAGCGATAGTCAGCGCGAGGGCGCCCGTTGGTCTTTTGGGGGTCAACCCCAAAAAGGTCATCGACGATTAATCCCTGATTTGACGCTGCTGTCTTGGCGCGGTCGATGGCAGCTGAGAATTCACGCCATGCCGGGTAGCCCATGAGTGGCATGAGGTCGCGAGCACTCCAGTACTCGCCGCGCTCGTCAGCGCGCTTGATCTGGTCGAAGGGTGAGTCGGTGTACTGGTCGCGTGGAAGCGGCTCGAGTAACATGGAATGAGTCCTTTCTGGACGGTTAGCCCCGGGGTTGATGAGAGAATCGGGGCATGGAATGGAGGAGTGACCCGCAGTGGTGGTCGGCTATCGCTGCGGTGGTGTCGATCGCGTTCGCTGTTTTTTCGTGGTGGCATTCGCATGCGTCGTCAAAGGCGCGCGAACAAGCAGCCGAGGAGAATCTACGGGCCAAACGCCATGAGCAACTTGCCGAAGAGGCTGCACGACGAGCCGACGAGAGCCTCGCAGAAGTGCGTCGCCAAACTGAAGCACTGGAGGCGCTTGCAGAACGGTCTCGGCTGCCAGACATCACAGCTACCCGCGACCCGAAGAACGACAAAATATTGGTACTAACGAACAACTCACATAAGTCGATCACCGTGGCTGGCGTCGACAACGCTGACAAATGGCTCCGGCTCAATCCCCGAGATGGATTCCCGTTCACAGTGGCCGCCGATCATGGAACTGCTGAGATCGTGGCTGTGACAGCTCTCGGTCTTGGCGGAAACCATCATCTTGTGTTGCGTCTTGAGAATGGTCGCGTCGTGAACGTGCCTCTTTCCGGTCATTGATGATCGTTGAGACCATGAAAGCCCCCGAGGCGATAGCCCCGGTGATGGCGATAATGGCGAAGATCCAGCTTGTCATGCTGCCTGCCCCTGTCGTGCTGCAAGTACCTCTGCCTCAATAAGGAGTGCCGATGTGCTTTTTCCGGTGGCCTGGGCGATGGCGTCGACCTCAGCGACTGTGAATGGGTATCGAGTCGGTGCTGTGAGTCGGCGTTGCATGGTGGCGGATGGGATTCCTGATTTGATGGCGGTCGCATGGACGCTGCTTCCGCTGCTGTCCATCGCCTTGCGGACGGCTTTGGCGACCGCCTCTGGGTAACTTGTGGTTTCCATGTGGAGAACGTTAGACCCTGTTTCGGGAACATGCAAGTCTAAATGGAGAACATTTTGGGATTTCTTGTTGTCCGTACAGAGTGCTAGAGTTGTCCATATGGACATTAACGAGGCTGTCGCAGCCGCTATCAGAGCGCAGCGAGCCGTCTCCGGGCATACCGTGCGTGAGCTATCCGAGCAGTCCGGTGTGCCCCTATCGACGCTGATGCGCATCCTTGGTGCACAACGTGACATCAAGGTCACGCAGGTTGCCGACATTGCCAAGGTGCTCGATGTGGCCCCCCACGAGATTGTCGAGGATGCCGAGCGAATCATGGGACGGCGGAGCACGGAACAACCGTCGAATATCCGTCGTCTTCGTGGCCCGACGCCGCCCGCACCCGAAAACGCCGCCGCCTATCGAACCGGCCATCTCACCGAGCGGGAGCGCATGGAGCAGGAGTGGGGCGATGACCCTGCCTAACCCGTGGGCGGACCTCACCAGCCGGCCCCAACTCGACCTGTGCTGGGGCGGCCTGCCACCAGGACAGCTGGGGGCCACCGACGGGCAGCACATCTGGATCGCCACCGGCCTCACGGTCCGGGAGCGCCGCTGCACCCTTGCCCACGAACTCGTCCACATCGACCTGGGTCTGGTGTCTGATGTGACGTGGGCAGCCGAGCAGCGTGTCCGTGACGTGACAGCCCGGCGTCTCCTGCCCGACATCGACGCGGTGGCATCGGCCTTGGCTGGTGGTGTCGATATGGCCACCGCCTCCGATGAGCTGTGGGTCACCGAGGATATCCTCACCGACCGTCTCTCCAACCTCAACGACGAGGAATCTAACCATCTACCACACGTGGAATACGCCTGACCTCTACATAGAGGCATAGAGAAAGAAACGACCATGGGACATCGCCGCCGTATGAAGAAGCTCGAGGAACAGCAGAAGCGCCTCGAGGTGGACAAGATGAAACGCGAGAAGCATGCCGAGGAGGATGCCGCCAAACGCGAGAAGTCACAGGAGCGCCGGGAACGCCGAGAGGAGCGGGCGCGGAAGAATCAGGAGGCCTACGACCAGCTGTCGCCGGAAGAGAAGCAGAAGGCCACCAAGTTGACGCTGATCATCGGTGCCATCGTGGCAGTGGTCATCCTCCTTGCCGTCATCGTGTCCTGTCAGGGCGGCAAGGAGGACACGAGCAGTGATGCGCCTCGGGCTACGGCGTCGGCTGGAAAGCACCGCACTTCGCGCCCCGGAGTGGCGAGCCAGAAGAAGCAGGAGCCCCAGAAGCCGGCCCCTGGGAAGCATCTGGCCAAGGATGTCGAAAAAGCAGTACTCGCTGAGTTTCAGGTGAAGTCATTCACGCAGATGTGTGGCGAGGCTGATTGGGCATGTGCGATCACGGAGATTCGCGACACCGCCGATGGTGTCGTCACCGTTCATGTGCAGGAGTCCCTGTCGAAGAGTGAGGCTAGGGAGATCGCCCGGAGAGTGTTTGGCTTGTCTGGTGGCGAAGTGCCTGACCTGCAGTGGGTTGCCGTTGAGGACACGTCTGGTGGTGTCCAAGGGCAGGTGAAGCGTTCCGACATGCCCATGCTGAACAGGTGATCATCTGTACTATAAGCCCGTACAGAAAGAGGCTGATCTTCTCTCGAGTGGGATGAGACATGAAGCAACCACAACCAGAACAGCGGAAGCCGGGACTGAGCATGAGCACATCGGCATCGAAACGTCGTAAGGTAAAATTCTTTGAACTGGCGGTTCACTCTCCTGATGGCATGGATGTGGTAGCTCCTTGTGTCGACTGGGCTAATATGCTGCGTAACGCAGATGAAAGCGACCATCGCGTTCCTGGTGATAATGAAGTCGAGTATGTTTTTGGACCTCGAGGAAAACGGTCGATCATCATTGCCAAACGCGTACCTGATCTTGATGCCCAAGCTGTCGATAGTTCTTCGTTAGAGATCAAACCAATCAAGCTTGAGAACGTTGATGACTTCTTCGCGCGGGCGAACTATGCCACGTTCTATGACTCGAATGCATTCGGCATGTTGGGTGCCATGGCTGGAGCTCCAACATGCAAAGCCGTCGCAGCGATTGCAAACGCTCTGCACCCCCTCAAAAAGGGAAAATGGGAGGCACGTCCACTAATCGTTAAGGGTGACATCGAAGCTTTTCGGCGTGCCAGTGAAGCACGCTCGGTGTCCTTCGTTGGGGATGTTCTCCCGTCTGGCCTGTTCTCCGAAGATGCACGACTGTCAAGTTCTATGCGAGACATTGCAGATGCGCTACAGTCCACAATCCATGTCAACGTGAAGATTGATATCCCAAGCCCGAAACGATCACATGTCGGTATGAGACGTCTCAAGAGTTTCTTGGACAAGGAAAAGGTGCCTGATAACGCCAACAAAGTTGAAGCAACCATCATGGACGGCGATATGGCCAGTGTTGTCGAACTCTTGGAGCATGATCTTGCCACATCTATCGAGCTACCCCTCGACGCTACGAACCGAATCGAGGAATCTGCACTTGTTGAGACGCTCGAACGTGCTGTATATGAAAAAGAAGATGATATAATAAGAGCTATGAATATTGTGAGAGGGTGAGGCGATGAAAGATTATTGGCGTGATCATCCGTACACCGATACTTTTTTCGCCATTGTCGGTTTTGCGGCTATATGGCTTCCGGCTCATCTAGTTGAGATGAAGGCGGATGCATTCGCTGGAGCGGCCGCTGCAGTCATCGCGATCTTGGCGACGGTGGTCACATTTGCTTGCTCATCGGTTTACCAATCGTCCTCAGTTCCTATCCGCGAGATCAGGAAGAGGCATGGGAAACAGCTTCGACAGACATGGATTCACACGGTGGCCGAGACATCTTGTAGTGCCGTGATGGCCCTGCTGGCAATACCTGTGACGTATTGGTCTGCGCGATTTGCCTTCGGGGTGACCTTGGCTGCACTCGCGGTGGCAGTTGCCGCTACATGTCGTTCGCTTGATTTCCTCAATATCGTTTACAAAGCTTCCGCAACAGATGACTGATTCCTTGTGTCTACCTTCTCGGTATTCGGCGATACTTGCCGGGGAACAGGTTGCGGGTCATCACGGCAAGCACACCAATCGTCTGTGCAGCAACACCGCCATACCAGGCCACGATCACCCGATAATCCACCCGGCCACGCACCACACACATGTAGGCGATGATGATACCCGTGCCGATCACCAGCGACACGATCACCATGACCACAACCACCCTGAACAGCCGATCTCGTTGGGCAAGGGCCTGCTCGCGTTCCCGGAGGTCCTGCTCACGCTCCTGCTCGTCCAAGGAATTGTTCTTGGCTGTGGTGTTGACGTTGACATTCGCGAACGCCAAATCGCCGTGAAGGCTATCGGCCGGGGCAGTGTTCGCAGCAGCATTCTCAGATGTCATTGCCCAGCCCCAGCAGTCTGGCCCTTGTGCGCACGGCACTGATGGACACACCAAAGTAGTCCACCAGTTCATCACAGGTGGCTCCGTGGACTTCCACGAGTTCCTCGAAGACGGCTTGCGGCATGAGGAGGTTCGCGGCGAAGAAATCCGCATACCACTCATGCGGGGTGTCGGCCTTACCGGAGCGCTTGTCCTGGAATGTGTACGAGTTGTCTTCGTCGCGTCTGCGCTCCACATAGTGGCCGATCTCGTGGGCACAGGTGAAACGTTGACGGGCCTTCGACTCGAACTGGTTGATGTAGATTGCAGCTTCTTCTCCCGGGGGCCGCATGATCACCCCGGATGTGTCGCCGAGATTGTCGGCCATGTACGTATCGACGCCCATGCGTTGTGCGATGACGATGGGGTCCACGGGGAAGGTGTCGTCCCAGTGGTTACGGCGAACGTTCTCGGCGTCCCGCTGCGCCAAATCCTTGATGAGCATGTCTCCTCCTTCCCATGCTGGTGCAAGCATAGCCGAGCCTTCTTTTCATGTGCGTCTTGCCCGCCATATGTCTGCGAGGCGTTCCGGGGGCAGACCGGCCAGCAGTTCGGCGGCCTCGTCGTCGTTGAGGGTGTCGATCATGGCGGCGATCTGGTCTGGTGTGAGACGCCCCAGCAGGTCACCCGAAAACCCCGGGGCAGCAGTGGTGGTGTCGCCGGTGTGCAGCTGGTCCAGGGCGGCGGCCAGTTCGCGTTGCCGCTGCGGGTCGGTGTGCTGGTAGCGCTGCCACGCAGACATGGTGGATTGCCCCATCAACGCCATGGCATCCTTGGGTCCTGCGCCCTGCCATGTCACCTGTGTGCCGAAGAAGTGTCGCAGCATGTGGAACGTCACCCACGGCAGGCCGGCGTCCTCGATGGCCTTGCAGTAGCGGGGGGGGGATTTTGGCTTGCCGTCCTTGTAGCGGCCGCCTCGGGTGCCGATCAGCCCGGCATGGGTGCGCATGCCGCCATCGTCGGCAGGGAACACCCAGTCATCCCGGCGAGGCCCCGCGTAGGTTTCGAGGTGTTTGCGCACCTCGGCGACGAGGAAACTGGGCATGGGGATGATGCGTCGTCCTGCCTCGGATTTGGGGGCTTTGACGATCCACTGTGTTCCGGCGCGGGAGGCGGCGCGGGCGACGGTCACCGACGGGGCCTCCAGGTCGATGTCGCGGCGCTGCAGGGCGATGATCTCGCCGGCGCGCAGACCACACCATGCGGCCAGCAGCACGGCAAGTCTGGTGTCGGGTGGCATATGGTCGGCGATGGTGTCGATCTCCGCGGCGGTGGGTAGCCGCAGGTTGGTTTTGTCGCTGACCGCCCGGGATGCGCCCCTGATTTTCAGGGGGCTGGCAGGGATCAGCTCGTCATCCACGGCCGAGGCGAGCACGGAGCACACGAACGCATACACTCTGGCTCGCTGGACGGGTTTGTCTGGGCACAACTGCCCCCACCATCCCCGCCAGTCGTCGCGTGTGGTGCCTGCCAGCGGTTCGTCGCCAATGTCACCAACGTAGTTTTTGAGGTAGCGGCGGTATTCGTGTTTCGTCGCCTCTGCGAGCGGCTGGCCTTTCTTGAGGCGCGTGTCTATCCAGCGCGACGCATAGTCTCGGAAGGTGGTCGAGTCGATCTGGATGGTGTGTCTGCGGTCGGCTGGTGGTGTCCATTCGTCGCGGTCGATGAGGCGTTGCTCGTCACACAGCCAGTCGTCTGCCAGCTTTGCCGTGGTGAAGGTGTGACCCGGGGTGTGCCAGACGCCGTTGCGTTTGTATTTGGCTGCCCATCGTTCGCGATGCTTCCAGATGGCTCCGATGGTGGAGCGGCGTCGGAAAGTTCTGATTCGGCTCATTGCACCCCGGGTTGGTAGAACATTGGTAGAACATCTGACACCATTCTAGTCACTTTGTTCCCCTCGTTCACTACCGTGAGATTCCCGAGACGCGTCTCATCACCCCTAGTCAGAGAGCATTTCTCCTAGTCAGGCAGGGG